GTTTCCATTTGTTATGTCCTTTCCTAGTGAGTCAAATTCCTTTATAATATTCATCATCTCATCTAACTGGCTTTCTGTCAAGCAGGCAGTTGTAACGAGTGTTGCGGTAAGTGCTGAAAGACTAGCAGAATAATGAAAGAGTGCTTTTGCGAATTCATCTGAGTCCATACTGTCTTTGTTTTGATACATAACGGCAGCCATAGACATAATTACTTCGTCCATAACTGCGTCTTGTGTTGCTGTTTGTATTGCTAATGCGGTTGATAACATTTCTTGCCTTTCGTTTAGATAATAATCTTATCAGAAGCGACTGACAATTTCAATCCAGGGAGAGATTTCGGGGGGCTTTTTAATGTGATCTTAAACACATGGGAGCAATTGGTACAAATCGGACAGCACGGGGGCATTTTGTGCGGGGAAGCACACAAAATATTTTTATTTATTCCATTGTTTCAATAAACGCATAAAGTGGAATAGATTCAGTATAGTGAAAAGTAAAAGTTTCTTTTTCGCCAAACTCATCTTTAGTTTCAACAAACCAATTATCGGCAGCACCATCACTAGATATTCCAATTACTTCTACAATATCTTCACCGATTTTTATTAGGTCGCCCTCCATTAGTTGGTCTGGCTTTAGTAGATCCGCTGGAACTAACTTCATACTGTTTATTGTATCAGACATTTAGCGCACCACTACCTCTCCATTACGATAAAAAGTTTTAGTATACATTTTACCTGTTGGGTCTGAAAGATTATAAGTTGCGTATTCTTTAGCATCTCCGCAGTCTACGCATTTAGTCCAAGCATCAACCGCAGTCATCATCACCTGTTTCATCATCGTGGAATAGTGCTTCAGGGAATATTTCAAGCACCTTTCCCAACATTTCATCAAATTTCATTAGACTTCCTCTCTTTCAATTAGCCAAGCCTGTAAGTGGTGTTGTTCAATAATAGCCCAAGCAGGGGCAGTAGTCAAACCCTTATAGGTTACGCCTTCAGGCATAGGAATTTCCAAGTCCCAAAGTCCCGCATCATTGACGGCATCTATCGCTTCAATACAAACTGGAACCATAAATTTAGGGACTGGGGGATAGTGATTAGACGATAAGTGAATTCCTATCTGTGTTTCCAAATCTAAGTGAATACCTAAATCATCTAACACTCCACTAGCCATTTCGTTAGCAAAATTACTTCCCATTATTTTATTACCTCTACTCTCGCTGCTTCAGCAACCTCGTTATATTTTACTAAATAGTCAATATCCTCTGCGAACATATTTATGGCGTATTGTATTTCTAAATCCTCGTCTAAATCTGAAGGGTAGAAAGAGTCTTCATCTTTCCACTCATCAGTATCAAACTCTCTACTAATAAAAACTTTTATTTTCATTAGTTAGCCTCTCTAGTCAAAAATAATTCTGGCTCACTTAGCAAACCATTATCATAGATTACTGAGCCATCTTCATCTAAAATAATTCCATAAATATTACACTCGCAGTCCTCAATATCAAAGTCCTCGCCATTAGCCCAACCTTGATAACCCTTGCCGTAGCATAGGTCGCAGTTAGCGATAGTCCTTAGTGCGTATTCCAATTTATCCATTTTTCATTTCCTTTCTTTCAATACCCTGAGCCTATCATAGGGGACTGACAAAATCAAATCCCCCGAAGCCTTTACCACGATGAAGTGTAGTAAAAGGACAATTTGGACATATCGGGCAGAGCCAAAACTCTGTCGATTTTCTTGATAGTGTCCTTGATATCCTGCCAATACCATTCATCAATATCATATGAGCCAAAGAAAAATCCTGCCTGTGGTGGCAATAGTGAAGGGTCTTTAGCGAATAAGGCTTGACGACAAGTTTCTCTAAGTTGATTTAGTTTCTCATTAGAAACATAGTATTCACCGCAGTTATCGTTACCGCCTTGAACATTATCAACAAACCATTTATGAATTTGATTAGACTTACGCCAATAGGCACAAGTTACTTCAATATGAACGCCATAGATATCGGTAGCGACATCTGACATTCCAGCGGTATCGACAATTTTATTCCAAAGTGGATTTACCACTTCTGGACTATCCATAGTTAGACCATTATCTCGATCTAACTTAGTCCAGTCGATTTTTTCCACATACTTTTTAGCGTGGAGATACATATCTAGTCCCATTTACTTTACTCCTACTCCGTCACACTCAACAACATCAAAAACATCAAATTTTACCAAATCGCTATCAGACAATTGGAACAAAATTTTATTTAGGTTGAATACCGCCTGTAAATCGGTATCAGCCTCAGTAACAAAACTAATTAGAACATTTTTTTTCATAGTGGTAGAACTTCCTTTCCATAGTATCCTACTGCCTCAACAATATTTATTACACCTTTATATTCTCCGCAACCGAAGCAAATTCGCATTTCCTTATTCATTGTTGCTGAACAAAACACGCAGATATTATCCTGAAGTGAGAAACCTAAATCTTCAATTTCTCTAAGCGACATATTAGTTTTCATTTAGTTATCCTTTCTTTCTTTTCTAATCCTAGCATTGGGGTCTGACATTTAGTCGGACACCCTGACCGCAATAGTCGCCCATTTATGACCATTGAAGCGAATAGCGTAGGCTTGAAAATTCTCTCCTACCCAAATATCATCACGCTTAGTAGCGTAGTTTATTTCTCCACCTTGATAACGGCGAGCCAACGAAGTAGGTCTGTAAAATTGTCCTACTAATAAATCTTCAATTGAATAACTTCTCATTGAAAACTCCTTTCTTACTTTCTAGGCTTCCAGCCTATCATTTTGGTCTGACATTTTCAAATCGAAAATCATAACAAATCGGACATTTTGAAAAATATTTTTGTGGGAAAAATCACATCGCTGCGTAAAGTGAGAAACATCACAAAATTGCCCTGTGGATAAACCTGTGGAAAACCCCACGGGGGCTTTTTGTTGAAATTTCAACTATTGTTTAGCAGCGCACAAAAAGCATTTTAGATCTGCGATAAAAATTCTACCGCAGACCTCACACTTTTTGAATTCAAATTTCTTTTTGGGCATTTCGAATTATGAAATAAATTGAAAGCCACAACGAAACTTGAACTAGTGTTGTTAGAAATCTGCTCATACTGGAATTAGTCCTAACTCATCAATACCGCAAGCCTTTTCGAATTTTGCTTTATCAAATCTTTCGTTATCTGCTTGAAAGTATTGTGCGAATTCTTCAACCAAATCTTCAAAAACTTGCGGATGAATTTCATCAGCAAATCCTTTTAGAATGTTTGAAGTTTTGATATAGTCTTTTCTAGTCATCATTACTTATTTTCTCCTAACGCAATAAACGCATAACTTCCGCCGTCGTTTAGTTTGTTTAGTTCATCTTGAATCTGTTGAAGGTTATCAAGTGAAATTTCTACATGTGAAAGATATTCTGAAAGAGCCATTGAATTTATATTCACGAATTCTTGTTCTGACAGTTTGCTAATTGCGTTGTAGATAGGGTGAGTGGTATCTACTTTAGAAATAAAGTTTATGCCCTTGAAATTGAAGGGATAGTTTTTGAAGTTTGTGTTAGTCATTTATTATTTTCCTATTCTTAGTTTGAGTTTGTTGGGATAAGTGTGCCACGAATAGTGCCACGAATAGCGAGAGTGTCGCAGGATACTTTTACCGCTACGCCGACAGGTAGTTGGCTTGGGTAAGTAGTGATGAATTGAGCAACCGCACCTTTAGAAGGCAGGCTAATTTTTTTAGTTGAACCATTGAAGGTTTCTAGTGTCATAGTGTAAGTCATTTTGACTTCCTTTCGTTTTTTGTTATGTAGTAAGTCTAGCAGGGGGGTCTGACAAATTGGGGGATTTTGGGGGTATTGGGAATGTGACTTACGCCACACTCACCGCCACTATGCGATAGGTATCACGAACCCCATAAGTAGGGCGGATACGCACACGATACGCCTCAGCGTTATCATAGAAGACATCTGATTTCTCAGCATCTTGGATAATGCCCTCAACAGAGCGAGAGCGGTAAGCCTTACCGATTAGCAGGCTTTCGACATTGTATAGATTAGCAGACATTTTGCTACCTTCTTTCATTTTGTTATAGTAGTATTATTTCATATTTAGTTGTAAAAGTCAAGGCGACACGCCGATCAGTTTGTGTGAGTTGCCTCACACTCTGGAGCACACTTAGAGGGTAGGCTAAAAAGATACTTTAGCAGTAACTTCCTCTCAGATAGTGAGATTTCAGGGTGATAATTTTGAACACCGCCATGTTGGTATTCATAGACGATTTTATTTAGTGTTTTTTCAGTGAGCATTTTAGCCCCTTTCTTTTATTTTCTTACTCTGTAAGTCTAACACACCTAGCCCAAAAAAGCAAATCCAAAATGCGTACAAATCGGACATTTTGAGTGTGATTCTTATCACATTAGTTATCCACAGCCTGTGGAAAACCGCCCGTGCTGTATAAATTCGGACATTTCGGACATGTGATAGACATCACAAAAATAGTTTTGCGACACACCCGAAAAACACCTAAAAATGTCAGTGGTCTATGTTAGGATAGTATTAGTTAGTTAGAAAGGACAAAATATGTCAGACTATTTAGATTATATGGACGAAATCTATGAGGAACTCGTTGAGGAGTTTGGTCACGAGATTGAGAGTGAATGTATCCACAAGTGATACACCTCACAGGCGACACGCCGATACGCCTCCCCAAAATGTCGGCGGAATAAGATAAGATTAGATTACTAAGAAAGGTTAGGTAGCACAAATGCTAACACTAAATTACACAATAGAAAAAAACGGAATTGAACTTTCCGAAATAAATAAACTCATGATAAATGAGCGTCAAATAAATGACCTCATGGATAGCCTTGTTGCTCATGGCTATGATGTTCTAAGTATGGAGGTCAAGTAAATGATAAACTCGGTACAGGTTATAGATTGTTCTGATTGCAATGGCGTAGGAGTCATCTTTTATGGAGATAACGAAGACTACGCAGTAGAGCCTTGTGGTTGCACAGAGCCACAATAGGCAATAAATACAAAATCTAAAAGTGTGTCCAGTTATGGGCGCACTATTTTTTTTGATCATTTTTTGTTTATTTATGTATCATACATCTGGACAAAATATTCAGATTTTGGGGGTACTGGGTTTTATAAAAATATTCAGAATTGTGCTATAATGGATCCATGACAGAAGAGACTATAAAGTTGAAATTGTGCTGCGACACCTGTACGTGCACCAACAGTCACAGTTCAGTTCCTCCACTACCAACTTCAGACGAAGAATAACCCACGATATTTGTATTTTAAATGACAATACATATAGATGGGCTAGAAAGATCAGGAAACACATTCCTTGCATTTGCCATAGGCCTAACTACTGAGTCTGATGCAGTTGCTGAAAAATATCACCTTGTATCTGCTCTTGAAGAAAGAGACAAAGAGTCTATATACATTATTCCAGTTAGAGACGTTCTGCCTTCCATAGTTTCTGCAAAACTATATAGAGACTATCAATGGGAAAATAATATTCCAAGACAAGATAAAATTATGGGAAGAAAGCACGAAAGAACGGGGGATCCAAAAGAACTTATCGAAAGATACACAGAGTATATAGATTACCTGGTTAGGCACGAAGAATTGTTCATTGCACCATTTCATGAATTTACAAAAAACCCACTAAGGGTAGTTGAGACAATAGTAAAAAAATATCCCCAATATTCGATTAAGCAAAAACTTACTGCAGAAGAAATATTAGATGTTTGCGATAAACATTATGAATCAAAAAATACATATCTAAGCAACTTTCCTCGTCCTTTGGCAAAAGAACATGAGGACGTAAAGCAGATGTTTCTATCTAATTATAAAAATGAATTGGATAGCATACAATCAAAAATAGACAAACTATATGAAAGATACTATAGAGAGGAATCAAGATGATGGGTTTTTTAGAAAATTTAGAAAATGCATGGGATGACAACTTATCACTAGAGTCAAAACCAATTCCAGAAACAGACGCTATGGGCAGAGAAAAGTTTTGGGAAGATTTAGGGAGACCAGAGCATCCAAACTTGGCTGCAAAAATATTTTCAGAAACCTGCTGTCAGAATTGTAGTTGCAAAAATGGATGAGCAGCAATTAACTACAGAGCAGGCACAGGCCATTTTATTATTTCAGATTGAACAAAAACTAAGATCTGTTATAGCAAACCAAGTTGAGCAAAAATTCCACGGTATGTATCATGGCGCATCACACGATATAGCGCACTTTATACGTACAGGATCTTAGTCTTCAACCTTATCTAGTTCCCACATACGAATATCTATGTAGCCAATTCTTGAACTGTCTGCAGCCTCTTGAGAGTCTGCTTCAACTACAATGCGAACACTTTCTTCGATATTGATAGATGGTTTGAAGTCTGTTCCAGCATTCTTTAGATACATTTCTTCAATAACACTAAGAACTGGCTTGTAATAATACTTAGGCAATTACACCACTCGCCTTCAACTTGTCATAGATGTTTGACATCATAAAAGATAGGCTTGGCTGACTCTGAGAAATCTGTGTCTCTAAATCTGACTCATTAATTCCAGCCTGCTTACCCATCTCACGATTATCTGCATTAATGCTCTCTAGCATTAGCGCTACTGCTTCATCTTTTGTCATTAGCATACCTTTCTAGTCTAGTATTTCTTTATATCCAATTGTATCATAAAGTCTCTTTTTTGCCAAATCAACCTGTAAGGGCGAAACATCGTTATATATTGCCTTCCTATTATTTTTTAAAGATACGGCAGCCACAGTGCCAGTTCCTCCCATAGGGTCTGCAACGACATCGCCCTCTTTGGAAAATACCAAGATAAGTTCTTCTATCATTTTTTCGGGCAAAGAGTCAAAATTATCAAAAGTGGTCCAATCTTGATCTATAACAAGGCTTTCAAGGTTTTTGATCGGGTGGTAAGCATCTTTGTTCTTAGTCATATACAAAATATGGTTTATTTCGCTTCCAGATAATTCATTTATAAATTCGCTTTGTTCAAAATTCCAGATGATGTCACGATTAATCACCAAGTTTGTGTTTTGAATTATAAATTTAACTATATGAAAAAAGGTACGAGTGTTTGGTAAAATTAAAAGTATCGCCCCACTGTCCCTCAAAGCAGTTTCCATATTGCCGACAACATCAGAAATTGATTTAGCAAAATTTTCGACGGTATCAGAATTTTGTATTTGACTAGACAAATCTCCACCATACTCAGCCACCAGTCTATTCAAAAAAGGTGGATGTGTCAAAAATAAGTCTACGCTATCTGGCTCCAAAAAAGGTTTTCTGGCGTCCTGACAATAAAACTTTATCTCCACTCTATCTCCTGATCATATGTCACACTATATTCTCCTGTGAATATTTCCGCATATGAAATTATATCCTTATTATACCTTGTAAGGGTGTTTAGGCCCACTTTGTCGCAGAGATACTTGCTACCCCTAGTTAGTGGCTGAAACTTCATCCCCTGCGCTTCTAGGGCCTTATTTAGGGTATCTAGATATCGTTCCTTGCCATACCGTTTTGAGGTAAAAGATTGATCGACATATTCAAACCTTGCCTGTGCATCATTTTGTTTTGCAATGTCCGAATTGTCCATTATGTACCGAACTGCAGGATGATCCATCCTATCAGACCAGTTTCGCATGTTGTTGCTGTACTTCTCCATGTTCTTGAGAGTTGAGTCAGCAAAGGCCATGCGTGTTAGGTCTGTAGTGGAGGTTTCAACCTCTGTTGCGAACGAAATCAAAAAAGCGGTTGCGAAAGGAAACTTGTCGCTATATGTCGTTACGCCGAAGTGTACATTCGGATTGAAAGACTTATATGACATACTGTCTTCTAGTAGGCGCATGTGATTTCCGAGCGAAACAAAGTTATATCTATTCATGTCGCAGTCCAGGAACAAGCAATCTTCTGGATTGATCCCGTCGGCGAGACATAAAAGATTCTTATCATACGAACCGACTATTTGCGAACCGTTAAAACGCTCTAATAATTTTGCGGACATAAAACCGTCCATATCTGGGGATATTATTAAATTTCTAGAATGCTCTAGTGTGTCAAGTATGTCCGTTTTCATTTTTATTAAATATACCCCTTATAATATTTCAGTTATGACAATTCAAGATTGGGCAGCATTAATTGTCGCCATCCTAACCATTGTATCATCAGTTGCCCTAGCAATCAAGTGGCTAGTAAAGCATTACCTAGTCGAACTTAAGCCGAATTCGGGATCCAGCCTTAGAGATGCGGTTTCAAGACTTGAAAATGGTTTGAACGAACAAAAAGAAGAATCTGCAAGATCTAGAGAACGTCAAGAAAAGAAACTTGACGAAATGTACAAGATTTTAATTGAGCATATTGCTAAGTCTAAGTAGCATAATGATACCAAAAATTATTTGGCAAACTCACGAAAAAAAATATAACGATTTGCCAGCATTTCAAAAAAATATAATAGGTACATGGAAAAACTTAAATCCTGGCTGGGAACATAGATATGTTGATGCTGAGGAAAGATCTAAAACTGTAAAAGAATACAGCGAGTTTTTACATAGTTACTATCTGGCATCGGATAATCTTCATCAATCAGATATATGGAGAGCAATTGCAATATACACACACGGAGGATTCTACGCTGACATGGATTCTATATGCTTGGAGACAATAGAGTACTCAATAAGCAAAGGCTATAAAGGAGAAGAACTTGTATGTTCTTCAAAAGGATTCCAGCATTCAGGAATTAATAGTTCAAATTTTGGAGCAATTAAAAATAGTAAAATCATAAAGTCAATAATAGACTCTTTGATTTTGCAGTTTAAAGATATAAAAATAGAAGATGTTCCAAAACTTGGTTTTGGTTTTCCAGAAAATTATACATTTTCAAAAATAGCAGAAAATAATGAAAATCTTATATATTTTAATGATAAATATTTTTCTCACTCAGAAGTGCATAAAGCGTCTTTTGATGTAAATAGGTATGTTAGTTTTAATGGTAATATAATAAACTATAGAACTCTTTGCGAAAATAATAATTTCCCTATATACTATATATAATATATAAGATAGTTTTTAAAACTATAAGGATATCTTTCTTTCTTATATATATTAAAGTATACACCATCCCAATCCTGGCATAAAAGACATATCTTGACAAATCGGACATTTCGTATTGTAACAATTTGGTAAACTTTTATCTAGATGTCCGTTTTGTCCTTTATGGTATAATTTTATTGTTGGCTAATACCTTGGTTTGTCTCATACCCACCAGCCTTGGTATTAGTCAATTTTTATGGTATAATCACAGTATGCCTATTCACAATACCCTTGCTTTTGGTGCAGATCCTGTCACTATGCAATGGAGTGTTGTTAGAGGAGATACAGGAACCCTTCGTGTGGAATTCTATGAGTCTAACGAAGTAGATTTTTATGATACAACTGGATGGATTTTTAGAGCAACCGCCTATGACCAGTCTGGAAATGTCCTAGATGCCTTAGATTGCGAACCTGGTGAAGGATTTGTAGACATTACTGCATATCCTTCTGTTACAAAAAATTGGGGATCTAAATATTCTTCAGTCGTGGCTCAATTACCATTTGACCTACAGGTAATTATTCCAGAAGAAATCGAAGACATTGTTTGGACTCCAGTTATAGGCACAATACAAGTTTTAGGTGACGTTACACCAGGGGGTACACTATAATGGCAGTTATTAAGATTGTTCCTATGCCAGGCGCAGAAGGACAAAAAGGAGATCCAGGTGCGACAGGTGCACAAGGACCACAAGGACCAATTGGTGCAACAGGACCAGCAGGTGCAGATGCAGTATGGTACTACAATGGTGCATACAACCCAGGAGCATCATATGCAGTTGGGGATGTTGTAACACACGAAGGACAAACATGGTATCGCAAACACGCTAATGGCGGTAATGTTGGAGACACTCCTTCAGTCGGTCCGTTCTGGGATTTAATTGCAGCAAAGGGTGCTGACGCAGAAGAATCTTCGGGTGGGACAACTTCAACTTCTGGAACATGGAATTTAAACTTTAATACACATGACCAAACTCTCGTTGAGTCATCACCATCAACTGGAACTTATGCAGAGTATTACACTATAGGTGAACTTGTTTATTTTGATATGCAATACAGTTTTGAACATGTTACTAACTACGGATCTGGATATTATCTTTTTAGTCTTCCTTTTACTCCAAGAACTGCAGGCGGTTTTGCTAACAATACGCTTGTAAAAGGATTGTTGGTAGACACTACTGCTCCAGATACTGGTTCAAACATAATCTTTGGTGTTATTCAAGAAGTACATCCAATTACTTTACAGTCAGGTGGATGGGTTTTATTGAAACATCAAAATACAGCAAATCAAATGGAATTATCAGATGTCTACTTTAATGATCCATCATCATTATCTGGATCTCAGATTAGCCCATTTAGCCGTATAAGAATGTCTGGAGTATATAGGAAAGCATAATGGCACAACATTCAATCGTAGCACTAACAGCCTCAGCACCAGTAAGACTTACTCCAAAAGGTAAGCACGGCGGTATGGATATAACTCTTCAAAACATAAACGATACTGGATATATCTATATTGGTGGAGACGACACAGTTTCTTCAACAAACTATGGTTTTAGAATTATGCCAAACCACTCAATTTCTTTTGAACTGCCAAGCCTAGATGCTTTGTATGCTATAGGATCAGCATCAATGAATTTAGCAATAATCCAGACTGGTCTAGAGAGCCAAAACTAATGGCAAGATTTACGCATCCCGCATTTGGTGATGTAGGTGGGCTTACTACAAAAATTAATTCTTATAATCCAGTTTGGTCTGGTACAGGATTAACATTTACAAACTCTCCAGCAACTGGTTCTTATGTAAAAATTGGTAATTTAATAATTGTTCAAATAGATGTTTTGTATACTAATGTTACAAACTTTGGCACAGGCCAATACTCCTTGACACTACCATTTGCATCTAAGTATCATACGGATGTTTATGGTGGATCTGCTCATGATACCCTGCCAAATTTAAAACACTATAGTTTAAAAGGACATTTAACTCCATCAAGTTCTGTTATGACATTGTGGCAGCATGCTGGATCTTCAGAGGATATTCCAATGACAAAAACTGTTCCGTTTAACGCTACAACAGAAGACAAATTCCACATGTCATTTTCCTATATTTCTGAATAATGTGAGATAATGAGTCCATGCCAGTATCTAAATCCATGGACTTCCCTAGCGCAAAAAAATCATCTTATGCTGCACAAGTTGTAGAAACTCAAACAACTAATGCTGATGTATTAATTAATTACGTTCCAGTTCCTGGACCAATGGGACCCCAAGGACCTATCGGGCCCGCAGGACCGCAAGGACCTTCTGGCAAAGATGGATCTGCAGGACCAAAAGGCGAAAGAGGAACTCCTGGGAAAGATGGACTAAGTTCTTTATCCTCCTCTGGTCAGCAAGCAGGGTGGGCATCTTACTTTAATCTAAATAGAAAGCCAGTAAGTCTTGGTGTTAACTATGGAGATGATGGATGGGTAAAGGTTTGGGTAGATTCCAAGGGTAGCAATACAAACGAAAAATACTTACCAGAAGGATGTACCAGTCTTTGGAATGCAGAGCAGAGAATGCTTAACTTTCATGGCCTTAAGGTTGGATCTCAGGTATTTGTGACATACAACTTTGAACTTACTACCAACTCTAACAATACTGAGGTTTGGATGAGGACATTTTTCCCTAAATCTACCACCGAAATTTCACAGTTCGTGGCATCCCTAAAATATCAGTATGTCTATAATATGTATGTAACACAGCACTTCTTTATAGAGGATAACGCTATGTGGAATTCTGGGGCGGTACCTCAAATTAGAACCGACTACGACTCATCCGTAATTATGAATTCTATCTACGTCAGCGTGGTATAATAATTGCATGGCATTTCCATCGACCTATGACTTTAACTATTATAAGGGTGACACCTTTGAGTTTCGTATCTATCCTAAGAAGAATGATGGTACGGTTTTTGATTTAAGCCAATTTTATGTGCCAACTAATTTTGCAAATAACCCAGATGATGTAACTGACACCGCAGCACCGTACGATAGTGCACAGTTTACTATTGCAGAATTCCGTGGTGCAACAAGGACCGTTAATGGAGTTGTACAGCCAGCAGTTCCAATTAAGTGTTTTGCTAGAGTATCGGATGACAACACCTTTGTTCAATGTGCAATTAGGCCAGCAGAGGGAAATCAATTAATTGCGGGAACAGAATATGTTTATGACGTCGAAGTTAGAAAGCCAGCAGGATTACCAGGAAGTGGTCAATATGAAGTTGTTCAAACCTTACTTACAGGTACAATAACTGTTACAGATCAGGTTACTGGTGCTACTTCTGCTACTCAGCCAGGTGCATAATGGCAGATATATTATTATCTAATGATGACTTGACAATTTTTGGCGGTCCAGAAAGCATAAGTTTAGACCTAGATATTGGTCCGCAAGGAGATCGTGGTAGCATAATTATTGGAGTACTTGGAGATCCCAGAGATGCAAATGTTGCCTCTACAATTGCTCAAGACACTCAGGCCCTAGATATTGCTATAGATTATCAGCCAGCATCTACAACATATAAAACAGTTTTTCAAAAGGTTTCTAGTGGTGGTTCATTGCAATGGACGCCACTTATTAGTTTAAAAACAAACTACTACTCTTCTATTAAGGATGTAACTGCTGTTAATGGAACACTTACAGTACCGCCAATAAATGTGGCAGAGATATACGGATCTTCTGGTATTACATCTGCAACATCTCAGGTTTTTAATGTTCAGTATTCCATATCGTCATCAGACTCCTCTGGGCCTTTGGCTACAAATCTTATAATCAAAGATTTAATTACCAGCCAGGGGTTTTTGGCATTACCACTTGAAATAAAGGGTGTAGAATATATTGATAACGCCTGGCAGCCAATGGCTGGTCCTAAGCGTGTTCATTTGTTTATTACAGTGGTATAATGGCGAGAGGTGATTTATAGTGGCAGAAGAGAATATCGATAATACCGTCAACGGTAGTGGACTCTTCAATACTAAAATTCCAGGTCTTTCAGACGCAGCCGACATTCAGGCAGCCTTACGACTATATCACTATGGATCCTATGTTTATGATGGGGCAAATACAAACCCCAATAATCTTGTTACCCCGTCAATTGCAAAACACCTTCAAAATCTTGTAGATGCAGATGCTGCAGAAATAGTAAATAGAAATGCAGCAATTGCAGCACACAATTCAGATACCACAGATGTCCACGGTATTGAAAACACAGCAAATCTAGCAACACAGAATTTTGTAACTACATCAATAACTAATGCAATAAGTGGTGCTACTGGAGGATATCCAGCCCTTGCGGGAAATGGTATTGATTGGAATTCTGTTGATGAACAATTTGATGTTGAGCCAAGAATTGCAAATATAAATACAGTAATAACAAAAAATAATAATTTTACATTAGAACTTGGTGATGTTGGAAAAACTATATTGCTTTCATATTCAGGACCAGTTATATCGCCAATCCCTGGTGACCCAAATCCACCAGTAACAGTGACTGTAACTGTTCCAAACAATGACTCTGTACAAATTCCTATAGGATATCAGTATAACTTTATACAGTTTAATTATGGAAGAACATTATTTAGCCCAGCAAGCGGAGTAGTGGTAAATAGCAAAAATGATCAAAAATGGATTGATGCAGAATACGGTAAAGCAACATTAATAAAAGTAGATGCCGACTCGTGGGTTTTATATGGAGATATCTATGAAGGTGTGGCAACGCCTACAACACCTACACCAACTCCAACCCCAACCCCAACACCAACTCCAACACCTACACCAACTCCAACCCCAACCCCAACTCCAACACCAACTCCAACACCTACACCAACTCCAACCCCAACCCCAACAACTCCTACCCCAACACCAACAACACCAACTCCTACTCCAACAACTCCTACCCCAACACCAACTACTCCAACACCAACACCAACTACTCCAACGCCTACAACTACGGGAGTTTGGTACACATTCTGTGGCAATGTTTCAGCAGGATATGATCCAGGAACAGTTGTAGGTCCATACTTTGATGATACAAGAACTTGTAGTCAGGCACTTGCATTCCAGACATCTTTGGGTGAAGTTGGAAGCGGCTGGAACTGTGCTCCAGGAAATTCAGGTACGCCTTCCGTGCCAGCAGCAGATTGTGGGTCTACACCAACTCCAACACCGACTCCAACTTCACAAGGATACTTTGCATCATTCTGTAGTGGCGGACAATTATATTGCGAAGGTGGAACACAGTATGGCTCTGTTGGAGCACTAGAGTCGTGGATATTTGCAAACTACGAAAGCCCAAACAACTTTAATTATCAACTTGGAGCGTGTCCAGATATACCAACAAATTGTGGAGGGTCTACTCCTACACCTACTCCAACTCCAACTACTACATGTAGCGAAGCAAACTCTTACTTATATAACGAAGGACAATGTCTGGCATGCGGTTATGTATGGGCAGCACAGTTTGGAGAATGTTTAGGACCAGCAACTCCAACACCAACACCAACACCAACTCCAACACCGACAACTCCTACTCCAACTTCAACAGTTTCCTGCGGATCTGAATATGGACAAACTCTAGGTGGAGTTTATAGCGGGTCCTGTCCAGATGGATCTTGCCCAGGATGTAGTAATTATCAAGAAGCATGGTATAAGTGTTCTGATGGATCAACAAGTTCTATTAAGTTTTATATAGGCCTTGGATGCTCAACTCCAACTCCAACTCCAACTCCGACACCAACTTCTTCATGTAATCCAGACAATGCATGGGCCTATAACCAGTCTCAATGCCAGGCTTGCGGATATTATTACTCAACAACATTTGGAGAGTGTTCTACAACACCATGGACAACACCCACACCAACACCAACACCAACTCCCACACCAACACCTACTCCAACTCCAACTTCAACGTGCCCACCTGCTGGAACATTTATTGCTTGGGATTCTCCATGCTCTAATGGAAGTAGAATTGGTGTTTATGCAAATGGAAGTTGTGGAGAATACTTCGAGAGTGTTCCTTGTACCCCAACCCCAACCCCAACTCCGACACCAACTCCGACACCAACTCCGACACCGACACCGACTCCGACAGCGACATGTAATCCAGACGACGCATGGTCATACAATCAATCTAAATGCCAGGCTTGTGGATACTATTACTCAACATTGTATGGCGAATGCTCAACAGTACCATGGACAACTCCGACACCAACGCCAGCATCGCCTTCGTTCCCATTCTTCCCACCTTCATTCCCATTCTTCCCAACATTTACACCAACACCATCTCCTACTCCAACGCCTACGCCAACCCCAACGCCTACACCTACGCCAACGCCTACTCCAACCCCAACGCCTACTCCAACCCCAACGCCTACACCTAGCCCAACTCCGACACCATCTGCAGCATGTACCGTAGGAGAAGTCTGTAATACGGTTGAAGATACAGTATGGTGTCAGACCTTGATTTATAGATACGATGCAAGTTGTAACTGCGTATATTCATCAACATTCCCAGGTTGCTAATCTAAACAAAAAATGGTATACTTTATATAGAAAAGGAGTCTTATGATACCCAAGTTAAATGCTTATGGAATTTTTGTAAATAATCAATATGTTACATCATTTTTATTTCCTTCAGAAATAGATGAAAGATGTGTAAAAATAACAGCAGCGCTAAAAAGCGATCCTACAATAGTTTTAGACGAAATAACAGAAATCCCTGGCACAAACACTTATTCGGTTTTTGTTGACGGTGAATATGTAGATAAGTTATATCAAGAAATAGAACCAGAGTATTTTTATCCAATTAACGAAGCACTTAAAAGTGATCCAAAAATTATTTGGATAGAGTCAGAGCAAGATCCTAATGTGAATATGACTTGGCAGTATGTTGATAACTTTTTTGTTAGAAATGAGTAGTTTGTGGAAAATGATTTAACTCCCTGGCAACAATATAAGAAAAATTTAGGAGAAACCAGACCCTGGGATTTGGTTAATCCAACAACTGAATGGGCCTCTTCTGAAGTAGCAGTAAGTAGATACTCTATTTGTCAGTCATGCCCAGAATTAATCAAATTAACAAAACAGTGTAAAAAGTGTGGTTGCTTCATGGCTGTTAAGACTAAATTACAGGCAGCAACCTGTCCATTAGGAAAGTGGTAATATGATAAAAAATGAAATTGCTCCAGGAATTATGATTTATGATAATGTTATAAAAGACTCAGAAACACTAGTTGATGACATAGAAGAAGGAATGAAGTCTGCAAATATTGAGTGGAGTTTGGCAGGTGTTTATTCTGGAAGAAAAGAAAATGGTGATGTGGAACAAACAGATCAAACCAAAAGAGATACAATGAAGATTGGAGTTCGTTATTCTGATACCATAGTAAATGATCATACAAATCTGGCAGATGCATTTCAAAATAGTTTGTCTAATATTTTTTTAGAAAGTTTTGGTCCATTAGAAAATGATTATAAAAACAATTATGGAATATTTACAACATGGCATGATGTTTATGGTATTTTAAAATACGGAGTTGGTCAAAAATTTGTTAATCATATAGATGATCATCCAGAATATCATAGAAGAATATCTACCCTTTATTACATAAATGATAATTACTCTGGAGGAGAACTATTTTTCCCAAGATTTAATGTTACTTTAAAACCAAAAGCAAATCAGATGGTTATTTTTCCATCAACTTATGTATACAATCACTCAGTTCTTCCAGTACAAGAAGGAACAAGATATTCTGTTGTGAGTTGGCTAAGATAATGAAGACTGCTTTAGTTTTTGGTGCAGGTGGTTTTATAGGATCCCACATGGTCAAAAGACTTAAGTCTGAAGGATACTGGGTTCGTGGAGTTGATATAAAAAATCCAGAGTTTTCTGAAACAAAAGCAGATGAATTTATAATTAGAGATCTTTCTGAATATTCCAATATGGAAAAAGTAATTCAATTTAAAGGATATCAGGGAAATTTTTATGTAGACTTGGCACCAAAGTTTATAGATACTTTTGATGAGATATATCAGTTTGCTGCAGATATGGGCGGAGCAGGATATATTTTTACAGGTGAAAATGATGCAAACATAATGGAAAATTCTGCATTAATTAATCTTAACTTATTAAGAGCACAATTAAGATTAAATCAAAAAAATAATGTAAACAAAACAAAAATTTTTTACAGCAGTTCTGCATGTATGTATCCCTCACATATTCAAGAGTCTACAGATAATCCTGGACTTAAAGAATCAGATGCATACCCCGCAAATCCTGACAGCGAGTACGGATGGGAAAAATTATTTAGCGAGAGACTGTTTTTAGCATTTAACAAAAACTATAATATTCCAGTTGCAGTTGCAAGATACCATAATATCTATGGCCCAGAAGGAACATGGAACGGCGGTAGAGAAAAGGCTCCTGCAGCAATTTGTAGAAAAGTTATTATTGGAACAGACTCTATAGAAATTTGGGGGGATGGAGAGCAAACTCGTTCATTTCTGTATATAGACGAATGCATAGAGGCAACAAGAAGACTAATGGAGTCTGATTTTACTGGTCCAGTCAATATTGGATCCGAAGAAATGGTAACTATAAATGAACTTGTTGACATTGCCTCATCAGTTGAGAGCAAAACTTTAAGTAAAAAGCATGTAGATGGTCCAACTGGTGTTCGTGGCAGAAACTCAAATAACGATCTAGTTAGAGAAAAACTTCAGTGGGATTATTCCATATCATTAAAAGAGGGCATTACGAAAACATATAATTGGATAAAGACTAAGATATAATTAGTTTATGAGTTTTATCCTCCTATCCCATTGGCATGGCAGGTTTGGTAACAGAATGCATCAATATGCCTACGGAGCAACATATTCTAGGGTAACTGGAACTGAGTTTTTGTTGCCTTCTGATTGGGAAGGAACCAGACTATTTAAAAATCAACACCACAGAGTATTGGAAAACGATAATGTTAGATTTGAACTTAATCAGAGTTTTCCTGGTGCAAATGATCCATTTAGAATTAATAGAATACTAAGTAATTCATTTAAAGACATTCGGTTAATTAATCCAGAGCAAAGCCCAGAAAATTATTTAAAGTATGATTATCCAGTATATTTTGATAGCGTTTGTGCTTATGGAAATGATATTTATTATCCAATGTTAAAAAATCATTTGCTAGATGTGTTTGAGTTTTCTGATGAAGTAAAAAATACTGAGTCTTATAAATATTGGTCAGCGCTTCAGGGTACATATGATTTGGCTCATTTGAGAAGAGATGATATCTCTAATCCAGATTTTAATAAGAATAATGTTCAGGGCTATTCGGTAATTTCTATGGATTCGTATTTAAATGCTTTTAAGCAAAGAGGATTTGATCCAGAAAAAATAATTTGGGTGTCTGATGATTATATAAATAAATGGCATAAGGATAGACCAAAATCAGAAAGGTTTGGCTGGTCTTATCCAGTAGGATCAACTTATAAAGAAGATAAAATATTTGATTGGCTTGAAGATTTTTTAAAGATTTATTTTGCTAGAACTGTTTTTCGTGCAAATAGTAGTTTTAGTTGGTGGGCTTGTTTTCTATCCCCAACGGCAAAAATATACAGTCCAGTAATGGATCGTCAATCTATCTATGGAAGAAATGATAAGTTTGAAGAAGTTGATGTCCAGTTCTTTGATGGAAACACACCGCATTGGATGTATAACCATCAAGAACTGAGACAAATTATTATAAATTAGTTACGTGGAAATTTCTTCATCCACTCTTTGGTCCTTGGAGTAATGCCTTTCCAAGAAGACCAGTCGTCACCACCTTGTGACATATAGTATGCAATTTCTGCATTTTTGACGGGATTGAATAGTTCGGCATTAGAGTCCAAATCAAACTTAGTTCTACGGTCTGGACCTAACTCATCGATCATATTAATTTGGAATACCCCATATGAGGAGTCCCCAGTCTTATGGTTGCCATTAAATGCAAGTGGGCGACCATTAGATTCCTTCTTGGCAATAGCCCAAGCCACAACCAGGTCTTGACCCCTAAAACCAACAAGGTGTAGGAGTTCTTTTAGTTCGATATCTGTTAGAGAAGTCTTATTTTCAAAACTCTCTAACTTTTTAGCCTTAGAAACCAAAAAAACCTCTTTCGAGGTGTTTTCTGCCTTCTGAGCCTGTTCAGTACTTAAATTGTTCTTAGTTGTTATTTCTTCAGCATTAGCAGCATTTGATAAAGTCACTACTAAAGCCAATATACTGAGTGTGCTAATGATCTCTTTGTTTCTTTCGATAAATTTAATCATAGTTTCCTCCTTAGAAAACAATAACACCTTGGTAGGTGTTACTACCTAGTATAACACAAAATTATGTCAAAAGTCAACTTGATAGGGTGGTATAATAAAGATTATGCCACAAGGTTCATCTAATTATCCTACTATGAAGTACCCGCTTGCTTCAGATCCCGTTAATGTACACGGAGATTTTAAAGTATTAGTTGATGCTTTGAACAATATTCTTCCACCGCTTGGAATGACAAGTGTTGCTTCTCCTGTAAGAAATGCAAGTTCTTCTCTTGCACTACCCGCAGGAACTCCAGTATTTATTTCTGGTAGTGTTTCACATGATGGAAAGTTAAAACCACTTGTTCAAAGATATAATCCATCAAGCGTTGATCATAATCCAAATTTTCCAATACTTGGTTTGTTACAAACAGATATGCTTCCTGCAGGTGTTAGTGGTGGCGATGGCATTGCTGTAGTATCTGGAATTATACAAATTAACACAACTTCGTTTGGTCCTGCTGGAACAAAGATTTACATAAATGAAACTGGAAACATTGTTGGAGGAAGACCAGCAAATGGACCAGCAAGATACGTTGGAGTAGTTGCAATTCAAGCAACAAAGCCAAATGGTGGAATGATCGTTGTTCAGACAAAAGGAAACGGTACATGGGGAGCCCTTAAAGACGGGCTTTCGTGATATAATACAATTATGGCTACTTTCAGAAACCAACCTACAGACTCTTATGCTCTTGGTGCAGCACCACCAGAGGTTCGTTGGACGGTAGTTAGAGGAGACTCTGCAGCATTTAGAGTATATGTAACAAATGATGCAAGAGAACCAATTTATTTAGAAGACTGGGAAATCAAGATGGATATTTATCGTCCATCAACAGATGAAGTTATTGTTACTTTGTCTCCAGAGCCAATTGAGTTTCAAGACACAGAAGGAAGTTTCACGGTAAACCTAACATCTTCACAATCAGAACTTTTAGAGACAGGAGATATCTTTGATATTCAACTCACAGAACTTTTGTCTGAGGGAAGAGTCTGGACGGTAGCCAAAGGTTCTATGGTTATCCTTGAAGATGTTACACAATGATCAATCAAAATTTACTTCCAATAAGTGAACAAGTCTATAATACAACTCACAGAGTAGCACATGCTCAAATAAAAGAGTTAGACAAAAAATATGTCAGAATCAATTATATACAGCCAAAAGCAAAGATAGAAGAGGTTTTACCTTTTCGTGTACAGTTTATTAATGTTAGCGTGTTTGGGTATTCTAAGAATAATCCACCCCCAATACCGTTGCAAATTATAGGATATAGCAACTATATTTTATAATAAAAAGGAGTTATAATATCACCATGGCCAAGATATCAATACCTAATCTAAAGACAAAGTTTGAGACTGGGGATCGCCCCACGCAGCAAGACTATGAGGACTTAATTGATTCTGCCTCAGCCCGTTCAACCGACCTTGGTTCAATGGGTAATAATGAAAATACAATTTCTGGTATTGAAAATGCCACAGTAATTGATAATTTTGACGCCACAGAATGGCGAATGGTTAAATATATTGTTTCTATTGCTAAGACAACAGCAGGGGACAATAAGTTCTACGCAACAGAGTTGACCATACTTGTAGACGGTACAAATGTAAACGTCTCTGAGTATGGCACGATAGACAATGATGGGAATATTGGCACCATTAGCGTCTCCAGGGCTGGAAATACAGTATCCTTAACGGTTACTCCAGATCCTGCGATTAAGCCAGTCACAGTTCGTTACGCACGAATTGGACTTAAGGCATAACTAAGGAGATAAAAAAATGGCAACAGTAACAAAAGACTTTAAAGTAAAGAATGGTCTCATTGTCGAAGGCACAACAGCAACAGTAAACAATTTTGACGTTCTTACAAAGAAGACAGACGATCAAAACTATATCGTCAATTTAATTGGTGGCACAGCCACATCAGCAAACGAAGCAGACAAAGTTGTAAAGCGTGATGGCTCAGGCAATTTTGCTGCAGGCACAATTACAGCAGACCTCGTTGGTGATGTAACTGGTAATGCAGATACAGCAACAACTCTTGAGACTTCTCGTACAATTACATTGGGCGGAGACCTTTCAGGCTCTGTTTCCTTTGATGGTTCTGCAAACGTAACATTAACAGCAACAGTAGATGGATCTTTTGCTACAGACGCAGAAGTTGCTACAGCAAAGTCTGAAGCAATTTCAGATGCAGCAGCAGATGCAACATCTAAGGCTAACGCAGCACAAGCAGCAGCAATTTCTACAGCAGCATCAGATGCTACTACAAAGGCTAACGCTGCTGAAAATGCTGCTAAGGCATATACAGATGCTCGTGAAACTGCTATTACAACAGCATATCAATCATATGCTGATACAGCAGAGTCAGATGCAAAGGCTTATGCTGATCAAAAGGTTGCAGATCTTGTAGATTCTGCTCCAGCACTTCTTGATACACTCAATGAATTGGCTGCAGCAATTGGCGATGACGCCAACTTTGCAGCAAATCTTGCTACCTCAGTAGGAGAAAAGGTTGCAAAGGCTGGAGACACCATGACTGGTGCTCTTGTTCTTCATGCAGACCCAGTAAATAATCTTGAAGCAGCAACTAAGGCTTATGTAGATACAACAGCATCAACAGCACAGTCAAATGCTGAAGATTATGCTGATGGACTTGCAGGAAACTATGATCCAGCAGGTTCAGCATCAACAGCATTGACAAATGCTAATTCTTATACAGACACAGCAATCTCTGGCGTAAATACAACAATTAATAACCTTACAACAGATGACATTGCAGAAGGCGCAAACGAATACTTTACAGATGCTAAGGCAAAGGATTCAGCAGCAGCACTTCTTACAACTGCAACATTGACAAATATCACAATTACTGGTACAGGTAATGGTGGTCTTGTAATTACTGCAGAAAATGGTGTTGCAGATTCTGATACAGATGATCTTGATGAAGGTACAACAAATCTTTACTTTACAGATGCTCGTGCAGTTTCTGCTCTTGAAGCAGTTACTCCAGATTTCCCTGCAGTAGAGATTGCTTCTGTAGCAAAGCAAGTAGCAGCATCAGCAGAAGTTACAACTGCAAGCACAAACACAGCAGTTTCATGGGCCAAGGCAGACTATCGTTCTGCTGAATTCCTTGTTAAGATTGCTAATGGATCTCATACAGAGGTTTCAAAGGTTATTTTGACACTTGACACATCAGACAATATTGCAATTACAGAATACGCAATGGTTGGAACAAACGGTGATCTTGGATCAGTTTCAGCAGATGTTTCTGGCAACGATGTTCGTCTTCGTGTCGCAACCCTTAACAATAACTCAACAGTTGCTGTTATCGGAACGCTTTTAGCATAACAAAATAAATAGTTGGAAGAAGGAGCAGTAAATGGCAACAGTCGATAAAGACTTCAAGGTTAAGAATGGATTAGTCGTAACTAACGGCGGTACATTCGGAGGCGCAGTAACAGTAGGAGCACCAACTCTTGCCACACATGCAGCAACCAAGGAGTATGTAGACTCTTTAACAGGATCTATGTCTGTAGGCTCAACTGCTCCTTCGTCCCCAACTAATGGAACTCAGTGGTTAGACACTCTAACAAACAGAGTTAATTTCTATTACAATGGTACTTGGTATACCCAAGCAACTATTGATGATACAAACAATCTTCCGCAACACATTCACGATACAGCAATTGATGGAACTGGATTTATCGTGTCTCAATTCTATGAAGGTGGATCTTTTAACAGTCCTCTTGGAGTGGGAATAGACGCAGGTGGCCCAGATACAACAGAATGGACAATCGTATTTGACGGCGGTAGTGTAGTAGATAATTTCAATTAAAAAATTGATGTTATAATAAGACTAGTTCATGGGTAGACCCCATAAGGAGAAGATAAATGGCAACAAGAATGCAACAGCGCAGAGGAACTGCAGCACAATGGACGGCTGCTAACCCAGTTCTCGCAGCAGGTGAAATCGGTTTTGAAACTGACACAAATAAATTTAAAATGGGTAATGGCTCCTCAGCCTGGTCTGCACTACAGTATTTTGCTAATGCAGCAGAACTACAGACAGCAATCACTAGCCTTATTGATGCAGCGCCAGAAACTCTTAATACCCTTAATGAACTAGCAGGCGCAATTAATGACGATCCACAATTTTTTGCAACAGTTGGACAAAATCTTACAAATCACATAAATGACTCAACAATGATTCATGGAATTGCAGATACAGCAGATCTTGCACTGAAGTCAGATGTTAATGTAGCAGCAAGCGATGCTGCTTCAGCACTATCTACACATGCTTCAGATACAACTCTGGTTCATGGAATTGCAGATACAGCAAATCTTGCATTACTGTCTGATGTTCAGACAGCAGCAAACGATGCTTCTGGAGCATTAACGGCACACGCAAATCTAACAGAAAATGTTCACGGAATTCTCGATACCTCTGTTCTTGCAACACAAACAGACATCGCAAATGCAATTACTGCAGCAACTGTAGATCAGTCAACCCTTGCAGGAACTGGTATTGACTGGAACGCAGTAGACGAAAGATTTGATATTGACTCTACAGTTGCAACTAAGACATATGCCGATAATGCAGTAGATACACACAATTTAGATACCACAAATGTTCACGGTATTGCAGACACAGCAGATCTTGCAACTAAGTCTTATGCAGACACAGCAGAATTGGATGCAATTGCTGCAGCAGGAACAGCAGCAGATTCAAAGATTGCAACAGCGGTTGCAGCACTTACAAAGTCTTCGGTAGGACTTGCAAATGTTGATAATACTTCAGATGCAGATAAGCCAGTATCAACTGCTACGCAGACAGCACTTGATGCAAAGGCTTCACTTGCAGGAGCAACATTTACAGGCTCAGTAGAAATTGACCAAAATCTTACAGTTGACGGAAACTTGACTGTTAATGGTACAACATTTAACGCAAGCGCAACATCTATTACAATCGAAGATAACATGGTCCAACTTGCTCATCAGAATGCAGCAAACACAGTTGATCTTGGTCTTGTAGTTGGATATAACGATGGGGCAGCAAAGCATGCAGGTATCGTAAGAGATGTCTCTGCCAACAAGTGGAAACTTTTCAAGGGTGTAACAACAGAACCATCAACAACAGTAGACTTTACTGAAGGATCTCTAGATGATCTAGAAGTTGCAGCACTAGCAGCAACTACAGTAACTCCATCTGCAGGCGTTGTATTCTCAGACGGTACACAAACAAAGGAAGGCGTTCCATCAAGAACTCCAATTGTTCAAAAGACAGCATCATACGCTCTTTCCCAACTAACTCACAGAGACTCGTTGATTGAGGTAGATTCTACATCGGCAACAACTCTCACAATCCCGTTGGACTCAACTGTAGATTATCCAATAGGAACAACTATTGATATTCTACAAACAAACACAGGACAGGTTACAATTGCTCCAGTAAGCGGATCAGTCACAGTTAACGCAACTCCTGGTTTGAAATTGAGAACAAGATGGTCTTCTGCTACCCTCCTAAAGAGAGCAGCAAACACTTGGGTCGTTTATGGCGATCTAACAGCGTAGTAAAAATTTAATAGAAACTAGGAGATAAAATGGCAGCAGGTAAGAAGACAGGTAGAAAGTCCCAGGCATCAAATGACTTTTTGGAGCCATTAACACCAACTATTACTGGTGCACAGGATGTAGGAACAAATCGTGCATTTAATGATGGAGCGGTAGACGTTTCTTTCACTCTTCCTGCGCTTTCTCCAGCAGCAACCTCATATACAGTAACTTCCTCTCCTGGAGGCTTTACTGGAACAGGTGCGTCTTCTCCAGTTAGAGTAACAGGTTTAGCATCTAATACTTCATATACCTTTACAATGACTGCAACAAATGCCGCAGGAACCTCTGCTGCTTCATCAGCATCATCTTCTGTGACAGTAACAACTGTTCCAGCAACACCAAGTGCTCCAACTGCAACAGCGGGAGTAGATCAAGATACAGTTTCTTGGACTGCCCCAGCAAATGGTGGTAAGGCGATTACTGGATATACATGGACATCTTCAGATGGAAAAACTGGATCAACTGCTTCAACATCAGTGACAGTTTCTCAAGAAGCAAACACTTCTCAAACATATACTGTTTATGCAACTAACGCTAATGGAAATTCTGCTGCATCTGCTTCTTCTGGAAGTGTTACTACTATTGCTCCGTTCTTCCCGCCATTTTTCCCACCATTCTTCCCATTCTTCCCCCCATTCTTCCCACCATTCTTCCCATTCTTCCCACCGTTCTTCCCATTCTTCCCGTTCTTCCCATTCTTCCCACCGTTCTTCCCATTCTTCCCGTTCTTCCCACCGTTCTTCCCATTCTTCCCGTTCTTCCCATTCTTCCCACCGTTCTTCCCATTCTTCCCGTTCTTCCCACCGTTCTTCCCACCGTTCTTCCCATTCTTCCCATCATTCAGTGGTGGAAACAAGTTTGATCCAAGAGCGACATAATATAAAATAATAAATAAAAGATATACCACATCAGAAATGGTGTGGTATACTTTTATCTAGGCTTATTAAAAAGAAAGTGGTACTAATATGTACGAAGTTTATGACGAAAACCAAAATCCATGGTTTACAAAAGATAGATCAGAAACAGCATTAAATAGATATCCAACAAGAACTATGAGCAATGGCTTTATAGTTGAAAATCCAGCATTAGGAATAAATTTATATAGGAATACATTTTCAAAAGAAGATTCGGAAAGATATATAAATATTCTTGAGTCAAACTTGGGCGGTAATGGAAAATATACCTGGTCAGACGCAAAGGTTACAAATTCAGATGTGCCAATCAAAAAAGCAAGAGATTGTGTAGATTTTAAGTATAAGCAAGAAAATTTGGGGCCAAGGGATGAACATAATGCTGAACTTCTTGACCTTCATGAAGAAATATATCAAAAACTAAAAATATGTGTTGATGATTATGCAAAATATTGGGGAATTCACGTTATATATTATGAGGCGTTTAATTTTGTAAAGTATGAGGGCGAAGGAAAGCACTTCAATATTCATGCAGATCATGGTCCAATGTATAATTGTACGGTTTCTGCGGTAATATACATTAATGAAGACTATGAGGGTGGAGAGATTAAATTCCCAAGACTTGATGGATATACACATACACCAAAAGTTGGAGATATTCTTCTTTGTCCATCTAATTACATATACGAACATGCATCTTTACCAATGAAATCGGGAGCAAAATATTGCGTTGTCGTTATGACAGACATTAATGAACTAGGACATAAGTAGTGTCCCTTATTGCCAAATTTGTTTCTTACAGACCTTGGCTAAACAAAGAAAGCAAGTCTGTTCCAGTCCCAACACAAAAAGAAATGCCAGATTGGTATAAAGATGCAGACAGATTTGCTAAAATGCCTAACGGCGAATACTACAAAGCGCCAAAAGAGGTTTGTCCCTTTCCAAAAGAAGGAACAACAGACGACTTTGGTAAGGTCCCAACATGGAAAGCATGTCCAGCAATTATGGATGCTTTTGCAACAGGATATGTTTTTAGAACTCCATGTGATTTAACATTTTTTAAAAATGCTCAAGGAATTATAAGTGTTAAAGTAGAGGATTCAAAGTGTCAAGATTTTTGTACACAAAGACCGCCAATGCCACAGTTTGAGCATCCTAAAGGATACTACACTCACCACTTTGCTTGGTCTGCTGACTGGGGCTTAGAATTACCAGAAGGCTATAGCGCTTTGTTCATGACACCAATGAATAGATTTGACTTGCCATTTTTAAATACAACTGGAATTGTTGATAGCGACAAAGTTCATTTGTTGGGAAGTTTTCCATTTTTTATAGTAGAAGGATGGGAAGGAACTATCCCAGCAGGAACTCCGTATCTCCAAATTCTTCCTTTTAAAAGAGACAACTGGGACCATGAAATAGAGATAAGCGATTCTTCTAAGATCTATGGTAAAATAATGGATAATGCAAAAACTTATCGCCAGCCAGATGGCGGGGTATACATAAAAAGTGTTTGGTCAAGAAGAGAATACAAATAGGAGAAATGATGCAAACTTGGACAGAAAAAGAAGTGCTTGGCAATGGTATTACATGCTATAGAAATGTTATAAAAAAAGAAATTGATGTTATTAATAGACTTGAAAATATTCTAGGATCTGTTGCTGGATACGGAGAATTGTCGGCAGAAGGTAAAAGATATCACTGGATGCCAGCATATGTTGGGTATCAACAGTTAATGCCAGACTACAGAGATTGTGTTGATTTTAAGTTTAAGAAAACAGACATAGAGGCAGACAAGAGTGAAGATTCATTAAAACTTCAAGCGCTTTGGCAAGATGTTTATGACGCTCAGTCAGCAGCAGTAGAGGATTATCGTAGAGACTATAACATAATGCCTCTTAAGTATTGGGAGGCTTTTAACTTTATCAAGTATGGCCCAGGACAACACTTTAAAGAACATCACGATCACGGATATTCGTATAATTGCACGGTTTCATTAGTTGCATATGTAAATGATGATTACGATGGCGGAGAATTGTATTTTAGACTTCAAGGTTTAAATATTAAACCAAAGGCTGGAGATCTATATGTATTTCCTTCTAACTTTATGTATCCACATCAAGCAATGCCAGTTCATTCTGGAACAAAGTATTCTATTGTAACAATGCTTGATTATAGTAAAAAGTATCATACACCAGATATGTATGACCCAAAATGGGATAACGAATAATGTTTAATATTTCAGTCGAAAAAATGCATGGGGCACCATTTTCAATATCTCCAATGTCAATAAAAAGAGATTGGATGGATGTTACATCAGAGAAGCATGCATATAGATGTTTTCCTGTTACTCAGGCAAATGTAATAGGCTGGAATATTTTTTGTGAAGAAGATATTGAGTTTGTTTGGGATGGAATAAATGACCAAACCGATAAACACATAAACATAATCTCTAGCCCACAAGGATCTTATGCAGGCAGAGGGCAGTCTTCAATTAGTTTAAATACTGGCCTTATATTTAGAACAGATTCTGATGTTAGCATTTTTACTATAAATCCAGTTAACTATTTTAATGAAGATTTTGAAACTATGTCAAACCTAATTACAACTTCATTCTACGATAATCCATTACCTTTAGCAATTAAAGCAAAGAGGGCTAATCAAAATATAGTTATAAAATCTGGTACTCCATTGGCAACAATTATTCCGATATCATTAACAAATTTAAATAATAGCACGATAGAGGTTTTTGAATATAAGGATGAAGATAAGTCACGAATGAATGCCAACATTTCTTATGGAGAGGCTGCACAAAAAATCAATTCTACTGGTGGCTGGACTGATTGGTATCGAGATGCTGTAGATGAAAACGGAAAGTCACTCGGATCTCATGAAGTAAAAACTCTTAGGCTAAATGTAAAAGATAATAGGAGCACTAAATAAATGAATGAATTAAATACATCACACTCCGATATAATAAATAAATATTTGCAGGATGCCAAAGACAGAAAAGTTGGCCACTATATGATTACAGTAGCAAGAGATGGAGAAGACCCCGTAAGATCTATTATATCTTTTCAAAATATAGAAGATGCTGTAGATGGTTATAGAATGTATCAGGATGCAGGTTTTGCAAAAGATTATTTAACTGTTTCCTTGTACGAGCCCTGCGGAAAAGTAACTACAAAAGTATTAAAAAGAAATCATGCTGGAGATCCATCTTTTGTAAGACAAAACTATATTGATACCACAGATGCCATTTATCAAATAAAAGATAAGTTAGACAAAAAAGACTACGAAGATCTTTGCTTAAAAATTGCTACATCATTTGGAAAAGATAACTGGAGATTTAATGTTGAAAGGTTTTTGAAAAAATTAGAAGTAGAGGGAGAATTGTAGGATAAAAGTCCTATGATATAATTCAAACATGAATCCACAAGATGCAGTTACAGTAGTAAGAAAGCCCTCCAGCACACCCTCTGGGTTTTTTGGAAGTGGTCCAGAAAATATTATTGAACTAGAAAATTTTATGACGCAGGAAGAGGTCGATTTCTTAGATAAAGCAGCAAGAAGCATAACAATTTGGGATATAACACAAAGTCATAAGAATGAAAACGGAGTAATTATTTATGATGCAGATTATTGGAAAGATAGAGTAGCAAGTGCTCCATCATTAAATCAAAATGATCCAAACATTGTTCCAGTAATTATAGGATTGTTTAACAAACTGCAGCCAGTTATTGAAGAATTCTTTAATGTAAAAGTTAGGCCAACTGGACAAACAATTGTAAAGTGGAATCCAGGACAGTATCAACTACCGCATGCAGATAAAGAGTTACACTCTGGACCAGATGCTGGAAAACCAAACGATTTCCCAAACTATGACATAGCAAGTTTATTTTACATTAACGATGACTATGAAGGTGGAGAATTGTATTTCCCAAATCAAGGAATACAGTTTAAGCCAAAGCGTGGATCTGCATATTTTTTCCCAGGGGACATGAACTATGTGCATGGGGTAACAAAAATTAAAAATGGCATTAGATATACCTGTCCATTTTTTTGGGAGATTCTTGAGCATACTGGAGAAATAAAACCAGACTTTGCTAAGGAGTATCATAGAATTTTTCCTAATGACGAGTCAATAAGGGCCTGGGATCCAGACAATGGAATTAGGAATAACTAATGAATTTTATAGAAATATATCCAAACATTTTAGTTTATAAAAACATTTTTGAAAATGTAGAAAAAATGTATCAAATTTTAAAAGAGTCTTCAAATGATAATACGGACAGAATATTTGGAGAATGGTCACAGTGGGCACAATTTGGTAAATACATAAACTATCCAGCAGGAAACACTTTCGGCAAAGAGTGGAGTTATGAAAATTTAAAAGAAATAAAAACTGAAACTAAGAATCAAGAGGATCAAAAATATTTTCTTTTAGAGTTAGCAAGCGGATTTGATAAAGTAACTCAGGACTACATTCTTAGATATGGTAACGATTTTAATTTTGATAGTAAAGAAATTGTTGAGAATAGAGATGGAGAAAGATTTCCTTTATGGAAAATGTATGGCCCATCAATATGTAGTTATCACAAAGATATATTAGACAAAATGTCAATGACATATCATTCTGATTTCATTAGAGAGCCAATTCCAAGTCCAGGATATAAGTTTGCAATTACTGCAAATGCTTACTTTAATGATGATTATGACGGGGGAGAGATTGATTTTTATGTAGGAGGAGAGTTGATAAAGTATAAGCCAGAGGCTGGAGACTGGCTGGTATTTCCTTCGGGTCATCCAGAGGTGTTGAAAAAAAATGACAGTGTTTACTTACATGGGGTATTTCCTTCGTCTGGAAATGAAAAATATTTTGCAAGAATGTATTGGAGAAAGTATAGTCTAGGAAGCGAAGAGTGGTTTAAAAAAGAGGCCGAGTTTGGGAAAAAAGAATGGTATGATATGCAGGATGGCATAAATCAGGAATATTGGCAGACGCTGCCAAACAGGTTTGAAATACCAGAAGGAGTTAGAGTAAGATGAACCTAGAAAACAAATCAAGGATAACAAAAGATATAGTTATTTATGAAGACTTCATATCTCCAGAAGTTGCAGAAAAACTTGTAAAGGTTTTAGACAAGCATGCTGAAGTTGGAACAATTACATGGATGCCAATATCATTCTACGAATCTTATTCGTCTGTCCTTCCTCAAGATGATGATGAGCATGTAATTTCTGAAGGTTTGCCTTCTGATATTTTTTCACAAATGAAGCAGGGAATAATAGAGGCTGTTGCAAGCGTACATGATTTAGATCCAAAGGTAATTTGTCAAATTGGATATCATACACAAAAGTGGGAGCCAGGAGCATATGCTAGAAAACATTCAGATAACACAGATGAGCATGGAAAGTCTGGGGCTTTTACTAGAAGTAGATATGCAGCATTTTTATACTTGAATGATAATTTTGAGGGAGGATTTTTACAGTTCCCTGATCAAGATATTAGCATTAAGCCAAAAGTAGGAATGCTTGCTGCTTTTGACGGCGGGTTTAATAATATGCACGAGGTAACAGTTATAACCAAGGGAGTCAGATATACCATAGGTTCGTTCTGGGATGATCGTGAAGAAGATGCATATCCGCAAGAGGTCAGAGATGCATGGGCTGAAGAAATGAAGCAAACTAGAGCACAGCAAGAGGTTGAAAGAGCAGAGTGGCAAGAACTGCTAAAGCAGGGCTGGAAACTTGATGCTAATGGAAATAAATATAGGGCTGAGGAGTTATAAATGGAAGTTTTTTTAAAAAAACAATTTGACGACGCTGGCTTTAAGACAGAAGTTTTTCATGAGCAGGTTCTTTCTGTAGAAAACTTTTTGTCAAAAGAAGAGTTGGATTCGGTATGGGATATTATCAATAGAACTCCTGAAGAAGAGTGGTCAAAAGCATATAGAGAAAGTCTTTCTAGGTTTTGTTTAGAAAAATTTGGAAGAAGTGATGTAGAGAATTTGGTTGCTGAAGGTAAATATGAAATTACACAAGGATGGGACGATAAAAATCTAGACATTGGAGCCGAAAAGGTTAGCAGGACAGCACATAAGAGGGTTTCTGATCTACTAAGCCTGGCAGATAATAATCTAGAACTTGCAGGATTTGGAACAATGCAGCGAATGCAGTCTGGGGTTCAATTAAAATCCCATACAGATCAGCACACAGATCCTTCCATAAGGTATGCTGCTATTCTTTATATAAATGATGACTATAAGGATGGAACCCTGTTTTTTAAAAATAAAGAAAATTCAGATATGAGGCCAAAACCAGGAACGCTTTTGATTTTTCCAGGTAATGAAGAGTTTGAGCATGGAGTTAGACATGTAGGAGAAGGACCTATTAGATATGTTACTGTAGGATTTATAAAAGTTATAGGCTTTTATGAAAATAATAAATACTAGGAGAAAAAATGGACAGAGAAATACTTGAAGAAAAGGTTTACTATTACACTAACGTAATTGAAGACCCAAAAAAACTTGTTGACGCAATTGAGAACGATAACAAGGACCCTTGGGGTGAGTGGATGGCCTGCAGCGGTCAGCACTATGTTTATGGAACAGATAAGCAGATTGTTGAATCGGTAGAAAATGACTACATCTATAAAACACTGCAAAAGGCATTTGATGATGTTGCAAGAGACTATGCCAAGGCTCAAGGCATTGAAGAAGAGCCAAAGTTGTTTCCACAATACCCTATTAAAAAGTATATGCCTGGAACATTTATGGGCGCCCATTTTGATCAACAAGAAGGAGATGAAAGATTAAAGGTTTCTTTTGTAATGTATCTTAATGATGACTACGAGGGCGGAGAGATATCGTTTACCATTGCTTCTCCAGATGGTGTGCTAAGTCAGGCAAGTCCAGAGGCTGATTTTGCAGAAGCAGAAAAAAACAAAAATTATACTTTTGCAGTAAAGCCAAAAGCAGGAAGCATAATCGTATTTCCACCATCTCCACCTTATCATCACACAGCACATCTTGTTAAGAGTGGCGAAAAAATCATGGTTCCACAACACTGGATTCATTGATATAAAGCGCTACCGTTAGATGCGAGGTGTGCAATTTCTGCAAATTTAATTAAGTTTTTTCCTACACCAGTAAAAAACTTTGAGTATCTATTTCCAGAACCAGTTGCTTGCTCAAATACAATACCTTCGTGGTATAAAAAACAACCTTCATCTTTTAGCAAAGACAACGAAGATAGAAATTCAAAATTAACAGTAAAAAAATGTATTCCGTTTTTTGATTCAATGTCAATGGGATACTTTTTTAGAATGCCAGTGGATTTATACATTAATACAAAAAATGGTAAAACAGAATGCACCATACCAGATCAGTTTTCTTTAGTTAAGCATAGAATTATTGATTGGCATTCTTCAGAACATATATCTCACTACCCTGTTGATTTTAACATATATCTAGAAGATGTATTTAGAATTAATCCAATGTGGATGATTAAAACTCCTCCAGGTTATAGTACTTTGTTTACCCCTCCTATGCACCAAGGACATATTCCAATAAGGGCAATAGAAGCAGTTGTAGATACTGATAACTTTTTAACTGCTGGCTTTAACTCATTCTTTTTACAAAAAAATTTTGAAGGAACAATAAAACAAGGGACTCCAATAGTACAAGTAATACCATTTAAAAGAGAGTCTTGGGAAATGGTTGTTGATCTAAATCATGATCCAAAAAATATATTTAATCAAAGAAAACAGGGAGATCCTTTGTTTCCAAACGCATACAGGCATATGGCATGGGAAAAAAAGAACTTTGATTAGCCTTAATCTCTTAACAATACATTGAGAGTTTTGCTTTTTACAAAACTCTGCTATAATTAACACTTATTCCGTTTTTGAAAGGACGATACATATTATGTCAGATTTTTTTAGTTTTAGGCTTCCAGAAGATTTTATAGAAAAGTACAAAGGCGCAGAAAGCCCATTTGGATTTAAAGATGCAGCAGAAAATTCACTTGGAGAGATTACTTTCATCCGTACTTATTCTCGCATGAAGGAAGATGGAACTAAAGAAAGATGGCATGAAGTTTGTCGTCGTGTAATCGAGGGTATGTATTCAGTTCAGAAGAATCATGCTAAGGAAAACAGACTACCATGGAACGACTATAAGGCTCAGAAGTCAGCACAAGAAGCATTTGATAGAATGTTTAACCTAAAGTGGACACCACCAGGTCGTGGTATGTGGGCATTTGGAACTCCTATGACTATGGAGAAGAAAAACTCAGCAGCACTACAAAACTGTGCAATGGTTTCAACAAAAGATCTTGACAAGAATGATCCAGGGGCTCTCTTTGCTTGGGTTATGGATGCCCTTATGCTTGGCATCGGAGTTGGGTTCGATACTGTGGGTCAGGACAAGGGTTTCTTAATTTACAGCCCCACAGAGCCAGAGCAGATTTATGAAATTCCAGACACTCGTGAAGGTTGGGTAGAATCAGTGAGAGTTTTGATAAACTCATATCTCAGACCTAATCAAAATATACAGAAGTTTAACTATGACCTAATTAGGCCGCTAGGAGCCCCTATAAAGGGCTTTGGAGGCGTTGCGTCTGGTCCCGCACCTCTTATTAGGTTGCACGAGCAGATTGACCGTGTAATAGGCTCTAGAGCGGGAGAAACACTAGATTCTCGTGCCATTGTAGACTTAGTAAACCTAATAGGAACATGTGTTGTTTCTGGAAATGTTAGACGCTCTGCAACACTCGCTTTGGGTAGTGCTGGAGATGAAGCGTTTATGAATTTGAAAAACTCTGAAGTTTTCCCAGAGCGTAACTCGTTTGATCCAGAAAATCCAGGTTGGGCCTGGATGTCTAATAATTCTATTTCAGCAGAAGTAGGAACAAAGTACGAAGACTATGTAGATTTAATTACAGAAAACGGAGAACCAGGTTTTATCTGGCTTGATGTTGCTCGTAATTATGGAACAGACTAACGGCATCATGCAGCGCAATCGCCGTATTGGTACATCGCTTACTGGTATTGCATCATTTGCTGATCAAAAAGGTTTGCCAACGGTTCGTGAATGGATGGATGAAGGCTACACAACAATTCGTAAATATGATCACTCATACTCAGAGTGGCTATGTGTGCGTGAATCAATTCGTGTAACAACAGTTAAGCCATCAGGATCAGTTTCAATTCTTTCTGGTGCAACTCCTGGAGTTCACTGGGGACCTGGAGGAAACTTCTTCCTTCGTGCAGTT